AAGTCTCTTGGTTAGGGAAACATTCTTCTCAATTTGCTCATTGAGTTTGGACTCCATATCATCTAGTTTTTCTACCATACTCTCAAGTACATCATATTTTGCTTCAGGGATTGATACATAATGTTCTTCAAAAAGACTCTTAAGACCAGTCATAAAGGATTCTGTGAGTTCTTCCTTAAGACCGTTCTCTACTGCAAGTTGATTCTCAGTGAACCACTCGTCAGCAACATATTCAAGGTAGCTATCAACACGCTCATTTAGAGCACCTTTGATAGTCTCAACTTCTTCGAGAAGTTTTGCATCGTATTCGGTTTGTAGTACTTCTTTGATTTGTACCACTTTACCTTTTACTGCTGCTTCAAGGATAGTTTTTGCCTTTTCCCTGAACTCCTCAGAAAGCTTTTCACCTTCTACAAGAGCAGCAACATCTTCATCGATGCTAATCTCTGTATATGCAGGTGCTTCTGCTACTGTTTCTTCTTCAGTAGTTTCTTCTTCAGATACAACTTCTTCTGTTGCTGCTGGCTCTTCTGCCACAACTTCATTAGTAGTTGTCTCTTCTTCTTCAATTACAGGAGAATCGGTTTCCTCCTCTTCTTTTACACCCTTCATAGGTTCTGCTGGCTTAGCACCTTTATTAACTACATCTCTTACTTGCTTAAGAGTTCCACCAGGAGTCTTCAGCTTTGCTGAATCGTCATCTGGTTTGTAGTTATCAGGAGTAGGTCCACCAAGATCTTCTACACTTGTAGAAAGACCTTCGCCTGGATTCTTGAGCTTTTCCATTGGTGCTGCTGGTGCTGCATTAGCATTTACAGCGGTTTTGGATTGCTTCGTGCCTACTTCCATTTCTTGTAAGTCGTTGCCACTAGACATTTGGGTAATCTCCGATTCTTCTGTAATTTAAAAATCTATATTTATTTATAATAACTAAGTTTACAATGAGTTAATAAACTCATTGAAGAGACTAAGTTTATGCTCTTCAAGTGCTTTTTGAGCTGTTAAAGCATTAATTTTATTCTTAGTTTCTGTAGCAATCTGTTCACGGAAACTATTTCCTTCCCAGATCCATTCTTTACCTTCCATAATTCCCTCAACAAATGCATCGGGAGCAGAAGGATCAGCAACTATATCTGCTGCTGTTGCTAACATAAAGTCTTCACCTACTACATTAAATCCTTCTTTGGTTGGTTTTAAAGAACCAATACCACGAGAGGATACGCCAAGTTTAACACCTTCACCAATAAGAGACTTAGCAATCTGACCCATTGGTGTGTCTAGGATCTTTGCCTTTCCAATAAAATTAGAACCACTTTCTTTTAGTGAAACAATCTTATGAGAAACTCTATCAAGGTTAACAGTTGGACCATCAGGATGACCTAATTCTCCAAGTGCTCTACCAGATGAAACATTTGACTCATTATAACGACCAACCTCTTTACGAAGAGTCTCCATTGGGTACATTCTACCATTACGGTTTTTAATATTACCCTGTAAGAAAATACCTTCAATATAAAGGTTTTGCTTACCAGATTTTAATTTTTCTGTAATGAATTTTACTGATTCAATTTCTTCTCTAATGAGTTTCATTGTATCCTCTATCGTTAAAAGATCATTTATTTTAGTTATTTATAGTTCAATCCTGTTCTGCCACTGGTTCTTCAGTAGTTTCAGGAGAATCAAAAGTATTTTTTGCTACTTCAGGTCTGGATGCATCAACTTTTTCAGCAGTTTTTGAAAAAAGAATATCTTTAATCTTATCACTGACACTCGAAGGAGATTCGTCAGCAACAATCATATCCATTAAATCATTAGTAATTTCAGGCATGGTAAATTAATAGCAAAATGTTAACTATAGTATTTATGTATTGTAAAAAGATGACTCTAAAACCATTGCATATAAAATACTTTTTATATGTTTTATATGATCAGTAGGTTCCTGGTGAGTAGGCGGTCTATCACCAGAAAGAGGTCTATTTTGTTCATAAAACTCTACTGAATTATATAATAATTTAATATCATCTTCTTTAAAATTTACAGTAAAAGTATTTTGTTTACTTCTATCTGGTTGAATGGGCACTAAATCTCCCCACCCTTAGGTTGAACTTTAGGATCCATTGTTTCGCCTTCTAAATCAGGTTCCATAATAGGAACTCCACCGTCCATACTTGATGCTGTTGCAGGAACTGCATCTAATGGTAAACCTGTTGCAGGATCTATTGTTGCAGGATCAACAATGACACCATCCTTAATTTCTTTCTTGATTAGTTTATCCTGTTCAAGAATTTCCTCATCAGTTTGTCTTAGAATCTTTCTTCTTACATAATCCTGAGAGAAGTATCTTCCTACATAAGGTTCTGCTGTAGCAGCACTATTTAATCTCTCATTTAATAATTCTGATTCTTTTAATTCTGAGAAATGATTATCATATAAGAAGTCATACTGAATATGCTCTGACATTACTTCCCAATCTTCAGGAGTAATAACATTCTTCAGGAGTAATTGGGTCTTCAACATGTCATTAAACATATTGGAGAATCTCTTTCTTAAACGACCAACAAACTTAGTAAATTTAAGTTCATCTCTTAATATCTCTGAGGATCTTCCCAGATTAAATCCTCCTTCTCCGTCCATTCTTGATGGGGGTACATTGAGCGACCTATATAATTTCTTTTTGAAGTACTCAATATCCGTGATTTCCCCCAAGTTTTGACCTCCTGGAAGAGTAGAAATTTCAGTACCACGCCCTCCTTCTCTCCGAGGGAGCCAGAAATCCTCCAGCATTGCCATGTACTTTTTGTCATCACGGATCTCTCCTGTTTGAGCGTCGTATACAAGTTTGTTACGATATCTCATCATCACATCTCGGAGATATTGCTCAGCTTTTACTTTAGGTAGATTGCCGACATCTATATAAAAAATTCTTCGTTCTGGTGCCCTCGATAGTCTGTATATTACTAAAGAATCCTCAATCATTCTAAGTTGATTGAGTGATTTAATTGCTTTGTGTAAATATGAAAGACAATTTCCTTTATTCCTATCTACTAATCCAGAAGTGCAATAAGTAATCGAATCCTTGGTCATTTTAATACCAGTATTCGATCCTAAATCTTTAACATTACCTGTAGGATATGTTAATTTTGGATTATAAATGTAGTATTCCTCTATTTCTGGCCATTCATAATCCATTGGATTATCATTGACTAGAGGATTTCTATTCTTAAACTTATCATTATTCTGCTTCTTATTCTGACGCACATATCTCATCTTCATTGCATCAATATATCGTATCTCTTGGATACCCTCTTCAGGTTTCTTTAAATCAATTACTTTATGATAATAAATTCTTCCATCAACATACCAGTTTCTATAAATCTCATGTGCTTTTTTATCAAAATCTAAAAGATCCTTTATAAATTTAAACTCACCTCTAATTTTATTTTTAATACCATCACTAGCATTTAAATTATCCAGGTCAATTTGAACTGGACTATCATTAAGATCAGATACAATTGCCTCATTTACAATATCTTCAATAGCACTATCCACTTCTGGATGTAGTGCCATCTCACGATATCTTTTCAATAAATCAAATTCAGTCCGATAGATTCCTTCCAAGTCAACATATGACCCAAAAAAACCACTACTCATAGACCAGTCAACCCCGTCCTCGTTATTTTCGGGGACAGGGGAAACGGTCGTCGGAGATAGTGGTTCAGTGTCCTCTATTGAGAACCCAAATAACTTAGCCATGATTAAAGGAAACTTCTTCTTCTCTTCTATTTATAAGGGGTTTAGAACCCCTTAATTATGGTGTTATTCTTTCAAAGGAATTCACTTGGAATTCTACAGTAAACTCTTCAATCTGATCACTATTGTCATAAGATAAATCAATAGCAGATATATTCGTTGGGAAAATATCTTGGAATTTGTATGCTGCTAATGTTGCAACATTTCCAGCATTAGAACCATAAGTAGCACCATTACTACCACTGGTCTTGGATTCTGCCTTTTCACCCTTGCCTAACTGATAAACAGTAGCATTACTCATGTAAGATTCTGGATTTGTAGCACCTAAGTTATTTTCTAACCTAGAAATAAGTTGCATCCACTGCTCAAATCCTTGTCTGTATTGGAAATTTTCATCATTGATAATGGTAACTGACCATGTATCAATAGTTCTGTCTCCAGCAACTTTAAAGATTCTTCCTCTGAAAGGAACATCAATATTTGCTATGTTTGAGGCAGGTAATGATGCTGCCTTACACATAAACTTGAAATCATTTCTATTCCAAGACGGAAAGTTAGGAACTTTAGTCAGTTCAACTTCAAATAAATTCGGTCTTGCACCACCTCCAGATAATTTACTCCTGAAATCAGAGATGGAATGGTTCGATCTTGGCATTGTTGGTATCCTCCTGTTGGTATTTAGATATTAGAATTAAACTCGACCTGCTACTTCCTCGAAACTAACACCAGTACGGGTAGCAACGAAAGTAAGAGTAACATAGTTGATGGACTTCGCAGGCTTCAGGAAGATGTCTGCTCGGAATTCATTATTATCAATAACATCAGGTGTGTTGTTTGTGGTGTCACAAATAACAAGGAATCCATAGAGTCCTCTCTTTGCCTGAATGTCACGAAGATATGGTTCAACAATATTCTTGAAGTTAGCTCTTGTTAACTCGTCATTAAGTTCAAAGAGTTGTGCTTCTGCTGCACTTTGTAGTGCTTGCTCAATTGTTAGGAATAGTCTTCTAACATTAATTCTATCAAAGGCAGATGCATATCCAAGAGCAGTCTTATCACCGAATAGAAGTGTTCCAACTCCAGGTTGTGTGATAACTGAATTAACTCTTAATGGATATAGAAGATCTCTTTGTGCCTTATTAGGATTATATGCAAGTTTAATTGCATTGTTAAGAACACCACGCTGTTGTCCTGCTGGTGAGAACCAAGGGAATGAGTTGAGTGATGTACGAGCCATCAAACCTGCTACATCAGCATTGGTTGGTATCCAACGGAACTTGTTATTAAATCTATCGTAAGTATACTTATAACCACTATCAAGTGTTGCATAAGATGAAGACTGTAGTGAACTAAAGTAGTTGGTTAGATTTGTTGTCTGAGTATTACTATTAGAAACTCCAACAACATTTGCTCTATGTGGTCCAACAGTTGCCATACAATCTTTTCTCTCATTAGCAAGAGAAATTAGATAGTTTGCTTTTGCTTGTGAATCTCCTTCATTATCAAATCCTGGACCCATAATTAGGTAATCAACTTCTACTTCATCCTTATTCGAGAATAGTCCGTAAGTAGTAATTATATCACCAAGTTCTGGTTTCATACCCTTAGCATCAGAGTAATCAACACCACCTGTTAAGGAATATGTAATATTTCCAACTGAAGCAAAATTAACTCCTTGAGCATTTTGTCCCCAGATACCGTCTCCAGCACTAACTTGTTGCCATCCACCTAAAGCAGTGAATCCACCAGCAGCAGGAGCTGTACCCCATTGCTCATCAATACCGCTACCAGGATTACCTCCAGCGTAGACATTCTCAGAATAAAGTGATAAGAAATCTTCGTACCAGATCTTCTGAGGTGAATTAACATCAGATATAGCATCTAATGCTTTAGAGAGGTTTGTATGCTTCTCAAGTATTTGACCTGTAATTCCTGTTACTTCTCCTAAATCGTCAACAACTACTACATGAGTACCATCATTCTTACCATTCCTATCAAGTGAATACTTGTTAGTTGTTGGTCTTGGAGCAATAGACTTCCAATAAACTGTTGCGTTTGTTAACCCAAGAGTTTGTGCATCATACCAGTCAGCAGTAGCAGTTACTGCAGTTGCACCAGTACCTACAAGAGCACCAGTTACTTTATGGAATAAAACATCGCCAGTAGTAAATGAAGCATATGGAGCACCTTCTGCATAATCGATTGCTACAGCAGTTCCAGCAGCATCAACTCTTTCTACAACTTTAACTTGAACTTCACTTGAACCTGCAGTAGTACTTGTAGTAACACCAGTAATAATACCCTTTATGTAACCACTGAATGTAGATGTTGTTCCTGTTCCAGGAAGTACTAAATCAGTAACTGCTTGTGTTATACCGTATCCAACAGTAGCACCAAGACCTGCTAAATTAACACTAGCAAAGTTAAGTGTCTGGTCTGCTAAATTATCAATTGTACAAACCTTAAGACTGTTTGCCCAAGTACCAGGAGTCTTTGCAGAGAATACAAAGTTTTCTGATTCTGTATAATTGTTTAAATAATCATCATAATTTTTAATTTTAAGGTTAGCAGATGCAGCACCTACGCCAGCATTAGCATTCTTAAGTGTAGAACCATCTGTTCTACCTACTTTTAGAACTCCTCCATAAGAAAGATAAGATGCAGCACTCATCCAATACGCATACTGTGCATCTGTAGAAATGGGCTTACCAAATGCATTGATAAGTTCCTGTTCAGTAGTGATATTCACCAAATCGTCAACTGGACCAAGCGGGAATGGACCCGCAATACCTCCTATGTTGTCTAATACATTATCAGCTCTTCCTACTGTTAAATCAACCTCCCTAGTCAGTACACCAGGAGATAATTGAGGAGTCGCCATGTTTTCTGTCTCCGAATTTCTCAGTTTAACTAAAAATTATTTATTAAAAAGTTTATTTTCGAGGGGTCAAAAATGCATGACTCGTTCGTGAACACCTTACATATAGTCCCACATATAGTTCATTCCACCACCTTTGTCTCCATATTCGTCAGTAAACCATCTATCTCCTTCATTATCTACAAAAGATTCCTCTCCTGTTATACCATCACTTAAGAAACCAAATGGTGCCATATCTTGTTCAATTTGATTCTTTTGCTCTTCATATAATCTCTTTCGTACATCTTGATCAGTAAGCTCTTTAAAATAATCTTGTGCTACTAACCATGCATAGATGACTAAACACATAGCAAGGTCATCATTACATCCCTCTTCTGCCTCAAATGAATTACTTTTCTGAATGAATGTAGTTAATTCACTCATAATATCATAGTCAGTAAAGAGAAGTTTATTTTCTTCTATTAATGTTTTTAAGTTAAGAGAACCTACCTTCTTAACTGTCTTAGACATCTTAACTCCAAGTTGTGTCTTTTTACCAGAGAATCCTTGACCAACAACTTGTCCTGCTCTTCCTCTCATAGAAGTCATAAGGAGATTTGTATACTCCATATCAAAATTTAATATAGATGCTACCTGATCTCCCACATCATTTACTTCACATAAAACAAATGCATCATTATATCGTGTACCTACCTGCTCAATAATAGATGGAAAAAGCATAGGTTTAATTTCATTATTTCTATACTTTGCTACTACACAATGAGGAAACTCAGTTATATCAATTACTACAAAAGCAGAATAATCTTTAGATACTCCTCTTGCCACATCAACTGTTATTACATAATCATGTGCTTTTTGAGGTTCTACATATACATCTAATCCAGCATTAGTTGTTGATGGTTCTTCATATATTAATGCTCTTAATTTACTTGGTGCAATAAGGGTATCAACAGAACCTAAAAACTCACACTCAAACTCAATTTTAAACTGTTGTTCAGATGTGTTTGCAATCGTTTGTCTTTTCCATTCAGAATCCCTACCTGGAACTTCTGACCAATGGACATCAGTTGGTACATACTCATTATTACCCTTTTCTGCATCGTGCCAATATCTGTAAAAATGATTCATCCCGTGAGGGGTAGAAACCATTATTACTTTCGTACTTTTACCAGAAGTAATAGTAGGATAAACACTAGCAAAGAAAGACTCAGCGATGTGATTGGGAACAAAAGCAAACTCATCCAAGAAGAGGATGTTGAAAGACATACCCCGAACAGCACTAGCA